TCCATTTTAATATCTGCCTGACGCATTTTTTTAATAAGATCAGCGTTCGTATGTGCACGATTTAAAGCAGTACCAAGTGTCTCCGATACATCAGTTCCAAGGACTTTAAATGACCCCATAAATGCGTATTTTAACCAGGTATACGCATGAAAATTAGAGCCATAGGTGCCATAGGAATGTCCAAGGAGAGAAAGGATAAAGTCGTAAACATCACGATCTTTACACTCTCGACCCCAGACCGACTTCAACTGATAGTCACACATGCTACGAAATGGGAGATAGTAAGGCTGTCCATGTTGCCTGCGAGGATTGCGAACAACATAATGTTTAAGATATACGAGGCCTGGTGTCTGCTTATATCCATTTCTGTGCTCAACAGTAAATGGGATATCATCTCGAATATCTCGGATAGTGACGTTTAAATAGGTTTTACACCATTTTGCAAAAAGTGACTCATTGAAGTATTCAGATACCCAATCTCGCTTACTCGAGAGAGCATGATCATCTCCATAAACGATTAAGAGTATAAGGCGAGTTATCAATTGTTCCTCCAACTCGGCTCTCAAATTCTCGGGTGCTCGAATTATTTGAAATACCCCAAACAAGAAAAACCACAACAGTACAATCCAAGAATCTCCATGGGAAGTCATCCAACATCCAGATGGCATCTTGCCTATTACAATAGCAAATAGGCGTCTAAAAAAACGAACTAGACGAATTGATACAGTTTGTGCTACATATTTAATGGCACGCATCATCTCCTCATACTGAGGATGATCTTTCTTGTAATACACTCCAGCCATAGTGAAGAATAATTGAATAAAGGCATAATGGATATTCTGATCAAGAGCATCAAAATCTCCATCACCCAATCTAGTCTTCCATTCTTCACCGAAGACGACTCCTAATCGTTCAGCCATCTTCTGTGCACCTCCTCGAGACCATTTCATTCCAATCGATATTAAATGGCCCCTCTCAAACATCATTCTAGTGGTTTGAGTTACACGCTCTAATAAAATAAAAAATTCGCTAGCAACCTCATAGGTACGAAATTTATCTAGCCATTTTAACCATTCCATTACTTTCTCCTGTTTTTTTTGGTCCATAAAATACTCATTCTTTCCATTCTGAGTAAATACGACATCTATAGGAGCGTAGCCGGCAAGAAACTCGGCTACAGCGTACATGGTTGCACAATGTGAGTGTATTTTTTTCTGAGAACACTTTCGTACTAAATTATACGTAGCGTCAATACCTTCAGACAGCTCAAACTTTTTTGCATTCTCCAAATAGGAACCCGCAGAGGCTCCTAAGAACATACCTTTAGTACGTTCCAAAGTAACAATTGGATCTTGTGTGCCTATCTTGTCGATAGAGCCCATTGCTGCATACATAAGATTGAGCGCTTCAGGAACCTTACCCAACACCTCTTTCAACGGTTCGGTCATGATGTCAGTTGGTCGAGCATGCTTAGCCATCGCTGTTACGGATTTTGCGCCTTCGACGTTATCCATAGCAGAAATAACATGAGGACGTCCATTGGTAGTACCCAGAGCCACATTGTACCCACTAATCTTACGTAATGATAACGCCTTCAAAGTAGGTACCTCTGATCTTTCCATTTCCTCAAGTTTTGCCTTTCTCTTAGAGTACCAAGGACAAAAGTTCTCATAAGGGCGCCACACGTGTGTTAACCACCACGACTCGCTCTCACGAATACCAAAATCCTTAAAATACTCCATATCTGCTATTTTAATAGCAGCCTCCTGTCGGGGATCGATCGCCCGCATCGGAGAATTCCCTAATGGGAGACATCTGTTCACAGGTGCTTGAACAAACCGAATGTTTGTATGGCCTGACGCCTGAACTGCATGTTTAAGGGCTTCCTCTGAAGAAAGCCCAAACTTTCGTTTCACTATAACTCCGTGGTGCACTTCACAACTTGCAGCAATTTTCG